TTGACAAACCATTGTTTTGAGGATATAATGTGGCATATGAGGCATATAAGGTTTGATGGTTTTAGAGTATGAAGGTTTGATGGTTTGGAAGCGCCCTATTACGAAAAGACATTACGAACGCCATATATAAATGCTCCATTCCCCACCACTATCCTCCACTTTACTCTTCAGTTAGATATAAATATCATCAGTAACATTTATTTTGCTTATGACAAACCCTAAAACCATCATATCAGGCCATATTAGGCTATTAGAGAGACTAAAAAAGCGGGGGAATACCAACATCCTCACTGTAAGATTCATGGCATATAGGGCAATATGAGAGTGGATCAGACTTTCGATGATATGTACGATTAACCAAAAATATCAAACCTTGCTCATGAGCATCTAAATACTTTTGACTTACAAAACCATACACTATTGGGATAAGGGGTTTATTACATGTGGGACACATACTAGGGATATTATAGCATTTTCGCTATACCGCCCCTATTTGCCGCTAGGCATACACAAGGTTTGAGACAAACCATCTACCACAATCATTACCTCATTTTGTCCGTAATTTTGAATATAATGGTTTTTTAATTCACTTAACTTTCCAAAGATTACGTATTCTTTACTAGTGGTTAGGTTATAGCATAGGGCTCCATTTCTATCCCCCCATTTTTGTATTAAATCATTTAAAACCTCAGTTATGTAGGTTTGATCATTTATCAGCATAAAAAGGTTTGGCATAGGGTTTGAATATCTTTGTTGTATGAAGGTTTGTCTATACTCTTTTTCTTTTGGCACAAAACCTCCAAAATAAAAGTCCTGTCCGCATCCAGTAATAGAAGAGGCAACTGTTATAGCACTTGGACCTGGAGTTGAGATTACTTCAATTCCTTCTTTGATGCAGGCATTAATTATATTTTCTCCTGGGTCTGCTATGCTTGGCATACCCGCATCAGAAATCATACAAATATCTTTTCCAGATTTTAATAGTTCTAACGCTTTAAGAATTAAAGGCTTATCCCCTAAATATTCTGGCCAGGTATGTGCATACATTATGTTTGCATCGCTTTTATTCAAACCCAAAATAGATGTAAGTTTATGAAAGTCTTCTGGGTTTTCTGCTATGATATTTTTAGCATTTTTTATATAATTAAAAGCCCTAATAGACATGTCATGAAAATTTCCTATTGGAGTTCCCACTAAAATTAATTTACCCACAATTCATTATAGCACTTGACAAACCCTTCAACCTTCGATATACTAATAATGCTTGAATAAAAGCCAGACGAAAATGTAGAGCCTGACAACGTCTATAAATGAACTGATCAGGATAGGACCTGGACAAGTCTTAAAACTGTCCTTTATATTGAAAGGTTATATGGCTAAAAAGAAAAGCAGTCTACTGTCTTCTGGTAAAACTGGTACCTCAACTGGGGCTATGGAGTACACAAAAGGCTACATGAAAAGAAAGCGCAAAAAAATGAGAGATGAAGAAAAAATGTGGCAATCACTTAATGGTCCAGTTGTTACAATTAAAATGGCTAAAGTAGAAGAACCTAACCTATAGTGCACCGCTAGGTGCATAAATTAGGTAAATCATTTCTATTTTGCGCCGAACTCTAAACCTCTATTTTTCGCCGAAACTATATATACAATGATATAATGTTTGGATGACCGCACATTCACGACTATTGCTTAGTAACACTACTCCAGTTAGACTCTCCCCACACGGAACTCATTCTGGCTTAGACATCACTATTCAAAACCCAAATCTTTCTGGCAATATTTATATTGGCGCAGAGAATGTAAATGCATCTAATTTTGGATTTTTAATTTTTCCTAAAAACGGATTCTCCATTGAACTATCAGGAAAAGATGCAATATATGCTATCTCAGATACTAACAACCTTCCTGTATCCGTATTAATAACTAGTCTTGAGTCTGGTGCTTAATGGCACGTTTTACAACTCCTGGTGTTCCTGGAGATGCTGGACAATCTTTTATTCTTTTAGGACATTACGATAATCTTGCAGCATTCAATGCAGGTGCTGGTTCAACTCCTGGAAATCCTGGCGACTGTTATCTTTTAGAGTCAGACGGATCACTTATGGTTTATTCATCTGAAGATGGATGGTTTGATGCTGGAGACATTATTGGTCCCGCTGGTCCACAGGGGCCAATTGGTTTGCAAGGACCTAAAGGTGATACTGGAAATACTGGGGCAACTGGACCTAAAGGTGATCCTGGAGATACTGGCCCTGCTGGCGGTTTTGGTGCTTATGGATCTTGGTATGACACACAAACACAAATTGTAAATACAGTATCTGTTGGTCAACCAGTAAAAATCAGAACACAGGATATTGTTAGTGGCTTTACAAGAACAAATGATTCTAGAATAACAGCAACAACTGCTGGAGTTTATAACCTTGCATTTTCTTTTCAATTTAAAAATGAAGGTGGCGGAGGAAATGGTCAAACTGTTGAAATTTGGCTAAGTAAAAATGGGCAACCAGTAGCAGATTCAAACACTCGTATTGCAGTAAATACAAACAGCCCCTTTGTTGTTGCAGCATGGAACTTTTTTCAGCAAATGAATGCTGGCAATTATATTGAAATATATTGGGCTACAGATAATCAAAACATTGTTATGAAAACAAATACTGGCACAATGGGGGGACCTTCAATTCCTTCAGCAATTATTACTATTAATCAAGTTGGCTAGTTTCTTTTATAACGTTGTTAATAATTTTAATAACCTTTTTAGATGATATTTTCCTAGTATCAAAAGCCTCAGTATAACCGTCTTGTGGCATATCTTCTTTGTTTAAATATTGTCCAGGAAACTTATTACGAAGAACCTTTAAAACTTCCCGTTCAACATTTCTTGCTATTTCTCTATCTTGAAAATACCAATATTTAACAATCATCCAACCTTTTACTCTATGTTGAACATATCTGCTATTAGATAGATTTGATATACCAATCTTAAATGCCCTTAAGGCTGGAGAATATATCAAATATAATAAAGTTCTTTCCATATAAATATTATACTTGACATAATGACTAAAATTTGATATGATTGCTGCATGAACGAAAAAGAATTGCGTGAAAAAATAGCAAAAGAAATTGAATCTGTTAATATAGAAGATAGTAAAACTAATGGTTTAGGCATGAAAATTATTGCTGCTAAAATTGTAAGGGGAGAAAAAATATGATAAATTTTTTATTTTTAATCCCAGCCTTTCTTTTTGGTTATATTGCTTGTTATTTTTATATGACATCTGGAGTTGATCAAGATGGGATTTGGATATCTAAAAAGGAAATGGAACTTGATTAAGAGAGTTGTTGTTTGTGATCAATGTAAAAAAGAAATTGAAGTCAGATCTGGTATTTTTGCCAACACGACTTTATCTAGACATAATAAAATGGAGCATAAATGAAAAAAAATAATAATGTAATTTCTAAAAATAAAATTAAAAGAGCCAAAAAAAATAAAAAAAGATTACTAGAAAAACAAAAACTTTCTAAGTTTGAAAGAAAACAAAAAAGACTATATGAACTTATTAGAAATGAATCGTTTATGCGTATGGCATCAAAACAAAATAGTGAAGTTTAAAAATGACTTCAGAGTTACACGAAAAAATAACAAATATTCTTTTTGAAGAAGTTGGAAAAATTAAAGTTCACATTATAGATCCAAACAGTTCAATTTTAGAAATTGACTATGAATTAATTGCTGATAGAATTATTAATGAAACAAAAGGATTATTATAATTTTTTTTAAATAAATATCAGATGTAAGATTATCATTTAGTGTAAAAGCATAAACATACCGATCATTGTTATTACGAAGGAAATAGTTAATTGCTGGAACTACTCCCATTTTTTCTCCATTTTTATTTTCATTAAAGTATATATTGTAATCATTAAATCCTAAAATACCATTTTTATGGAGTGGTCATTTATCAATAATTTGTTATTTAAATAAAGATTATGATGGGGGAGTTTTATATTTTCCAGACCAAAAAGTAGAAATTGTTCCAAAGCCTGGAATATTCGTTTGTTTCCCAGGAAATTTACATTTTTTACATGGGGCTACTAAAACTACTGGAGCAACAAGGTTTACAATATCACTCTGGACAAAATTTTCTGACTTTAAGAATGAATTAGTGTAGTATAATATTAAGAAAGGAGTTAAAATGAATAATAAGCAAGCAGGAAAAAGCATTATAGCATTGATGCTATTAATTTCTATTTTGGTCACCACTGCAGCCATTTATACATTAATAAAATAATGGCTAAAAAATCATCTGGTAGTTATAAAAGGCATGACGGATTTAATCCTATACAAATAAAAAATGGATTAGTTGTACGTCTTGGAAAAGATTCAAGAATCAGAGAAGTGCTAGGCAAATATGGAGAATATAAAGGGAATAAAGTAAAATGAATAAATTACTGCACTTTACTGCTCAGTGGTGTGTTCCTTGTCAAAAAAGTCAACCAATAATTGATAAATTTATTAACAATAATAAAATTGAATATCAAAAAATTGATATAGATATTTTTCCAGAAAAGGCAAAAGAATATAATATTCTGGGGATTCCAACTTTAATATCTTATAAAGATGGGATGCAGTATGATAGACATACTGGGGTTCCCTCTGAATTTATATTAAAAGGAATGTTTTCATTATGAATAATGGATATTTTGAAGTTTTAGATAAAGAGGAAAGAGATCCAACCAAACTATTTCTAGATGTTTTGATGCCTCGTGATATTATTAAAAAAGATAAAGTTACTGAAAAAATTGGAACTGGCGTAGATACAATTAAAATAATTAAAAATTTCATGCCTCAAAAAGATATTGATTTTATTATGCCACAGGCGCTAAGTTTATATCAGGGCAAACCATCAAGCATAGAACATAAATTAGAAGTAGAAAAACTAATTTTAAAATATAGAGAAAAAATGAAATATTTTGCTGAACAATTATTTGAACTTGAATTAGAGCATGATGAATATGCAAGTCCTTTTACAGAAGAAATGTTTTTGGCAGCAAGAAAGCCCAATTTTATTACTGACATTCATTGTGATTACTTAGACCCAGATAATAAATATTATGATTTTGCATGGAGTGGTCATATCTCAAATTTAATTTATCTTAATAATAACTATGAAGGTGGGGAGTTATATTTTTTAGAGCACAATTTAAAAATTAAACCAGAGCCAGGAATGTTAGTTTCTTTTCCAGGTAATTTTTGGAATAGGCATGGTATATTCCCTGCTGATAACTATAGATTTTCAATTTCAATATTTTTTAAAATTAAAAATTTTAATTAATGTATAATAGTGTTAAGGAGAATAAATATGAACAATAAAAAAATTCAAAGGGGGCGAAGGTCAAAATAAATGAATAAAATTTTTAAAGATTTAGATCAAATTGGACAAGAAGATAATATTATAATAAAAGATATATTTACTAAAAAAGAATATAAAATGATATATGATCATATGAATAGTGCTAAAGATAGTCAGGTATCAGAGCATCCAAATATGGGATACAAAATTTATCAAAACGATATGCCCCTTGATATTTCTCAAAAAGTTTTAAAAGTAATTCAGCCATACTTTGAATTTAAGTTAAAGTTAAAAGAAATTGCAGCAGCACGATATTGCAATCACTATATATCTAATCCTAGTTTACATCCACACTTTGATGGTTTTGGCAATGGTCCTAATGATCCGATAAGAATTACTTTAGATGTTCAATTAAAATCTACCTTTGATTGGAAAATTTTTGTAGAGGGAAAAAGTTTTAATTTAAACGATAACGAGGCTTTAGTTTTTTCTGGAACTAATCAGATACATTGGAGAGAAAAAATTAATTTTAAAAAAGATGATTTTGTTGATATGCTTTTTTGTCACTTTATCCAAGATTCTAAAAATCCTAAAATTAATTCAGAAAGTTTTCAAAAAAATCTAGAAATTAAAGAATCTGAACTTCAATTAAAATATAAGAATATGACACTTTAGTTTTTATTAAAAAAAAGCCATATATTTTTTTTGTATATGGCTTTTTATTTAATCAATTACTTCTTTTTCTTTGCTGCAGCCTTCTTTACAGGTGCCTTAGCAGCCTTTAATGCGGTCTCTACGGCATCAACTGTTGGCAATACACCAAACGCCTTATCATTAGGATTGATTGCTCTCAATGCGACGGGCGCTAGAGCAGCAACTAGTGCAGCCCATAGATCTTTTGGATCTGTAACTCCAGACATGTATAGGGCAAGTCCTGCACCCAATACTGATCGACCATAGGATGCTCCCATAGCCTTTAGTTGTGTTGTGTCAATATTTGACATGTTTCTCCTTTTTTGACAATTGTCTTTCATTCCCTACATTTTGCAAGGAATATAACTATTATATCATTACAAGATATTGCATGATTAATAATACTGTTTCTTCTTAAACCCCTTTGGACACTTAGGGGTTATACCCGTTACCTTTTTTGTCGTTTTACCCTTAATGCAAGTTATAGTGATTTTATTATTGAAACCAGCACTATTTGATTTTGGTTCAACATATGGGTTGTCTATTACATATTTTTCTGCTTGGGCGATTAAATCTGTGAAAAGGTAAACGGGATCGGCACCATTTATTGACTCAGAATTTAATGCTGGTGGCCAAGTTTCACAATTGTGCTGGTTAATACTTCCTGCACCAGCAGCCCCTAGATAAATATATTTGTCGGATAACAATTTTGTAAATCCAGCGCCACTATCTCCATCGCAAAGATTTGGCATTCCTGGAGCGACTTTTGTATTTAATATAGAGGTCCAAGAAACATTACCTGTAGAAACAATTTTACTAGTTATAGTTGATTGATAACTACTTGGTCTCCTGTTTTCACACTCTTGCCCTGCTTGCTCACGTAATTGTGTACCGTAGCCAGTTAGGTTAATTAGTTCATTAGATTGAATATATTGATCATGTAACTCTGGAGTTAGTAATTCAACTGGCTTGTTATCTATTGGTAGCGGAGATTTTAAAACTAAAACTGCAAAATCATTGATTCGGGTAATTCTATTTCCACCAGTCCAAGCAGTTCTAGATTTATACCCCTCTGGAATAAAATATTTTTCTACTAGAACTCGTCTAACTCCTGGGGTTAATGTGTCGTTTGGATATCCGACCCAAATTAAATCTCTTTTAGTTACTTGTTCTTTCTCAAGATCATTTTCTTTAAAAAAACTATGTGCGACACTAAATACAATTCGTGGAGAATAAAGAAAGCCACTGGCGCAGTAGACTCGGTCGCTATGAAAAAGAATTGGGACGGTTCGTTTATCTTCAAAATTAGACGTACCCTTCCATACCGCATTTGCAGGAGTTAAAAATATAGATAAGGGGGATAAAAAAAATCCAATAAACAAAATAAATATTATAGTTTTTTTTGTCATAGTATAAATATACCACTTGTTAAAGTTATTGTCAAATCTAAAATATATTTTTAATTAATAAATAAAATTTTTAGGTTTTTTTATTTGTTTTTTAATTTGTCTAATTTGTTTTTTTAAAAAAATCCATTTTTTTATTTTTTTATATATATTTTTCATTTAATCCTTCTCGCTTTTATATTTTTTATAAAATTGTTCTGACCAAAAATTATGGCTAATTCTGCCAGCGTGCCCATCTCTTTTTTTTATATCATAGGCTTGTGGTTCATGATATTTATAATAATCAGCAACTACTTTTTTTAGTTGAGTTTTTGGCTCAAGGTTAACTAAATTATTAAAAAGATTAGTACTAACTAAATTATCAAAATCTAGGTTATCCCAAGTAGAAAAAAATAATTTTATATTATTAGATTTACATAACTCATTAAATGTTTTCCAATTAATTAAAAAATTTAGAAAGTCTTCATTGTATTGTTTTGCATCTGTAAAAAACGTACGATCATCTTCCTCCCATTTATTTATTATTGGATAATGTTGTTGGTATTGCCAATGTCCTGAAGAATTTCTTTGATCATCTAAAAATTCAGTTTCACTAAAAACAAATTTTCTCTGACAGTTTGGCAATAAAACAAACATTACATCTGGATATCCATAACTTTTAAAATAAATTAAAGAGTTTAATATAATTCTATTCCAGCCCCATCCACCACGAGAAAGATTAAAAAAACCAGAGCATTTTTCTTTATTGGAAATTTTTTTGTATAAAATATTTGTCCATGCGTCCTCAATGTTTGCCCCCACTCCTTCACTTTCAGAGCAACCCGAAAACAATATATGCTTTCCATTATGATTTTTTACAAAATTATCTGATCTAAAATTTTCTGAGTTGTATGTATATTTTACATCCCCATTATCTATTGCATTTTCTCCAGGCAGTATAGAATAGGTTTGCCCAGTTTGGCCATAAGTTGAATTGTGCCAAGTGTTGTCAAATTTATAACCATACAAATCATTAAACACTGAAGGATTATCCATGTTTATGCTAAAAAAATTTTCTTTGTTTTTATTTGTCATATTAGTATTTCCTTTTTATATATATATCATAAAACCCTAAAACATGTAAGGCTATAGCATCAACAGTCCAATTTTTATTTACATGTAAAAATTCATTTACAACTTGATAGGTGGCATATGGCCGATCCTCTATAATGCCATCATAAATTAAATAATCATTTAATCCAATAATTCCATCTACTGGAACTAATTTTGCTGCAGCGTATAATGTTTGTTTTACTGGTTCTCTATCATTTGTAATATCTATATATATATAGTCAAATTCTTTATTTAATTTTGGTAAAATTTCTTCACTATTTCCTTTTATTAACTCAACATTATTAAATTTACTAAATTGATCTTTAATATATTGCATATGATTTTCTTGATTGTATTTCATTTCATGTTTTGGGGTACATTTACATTCATCAAATTTTCTCCATGACCAGCATTTTAAATCTTGATTAAACCAATCTATTAGCGTAATGCTAAAAGGAGATAGTCGATCTGCAATCATTAAAGAGTAATAGCCCCATGCAACTCCGATCTCCATATATCTTATATTTTTAGATAAAGTATATATATAGTCTTCTCTAGAGGCTATTATTTTTGCATTTTTTAATTGTTCCGTTGAAATAGGATAGGCACAATCAATTTGTCCTACCTTTAATGATTCTTCACCATTTAATGGCATCACTGGAATGAGTGGCATTAAATTTCTCCCCCATCAATTTGAGTTGGAGCGGTGGCTAAAGACCCACATTCTGCACACTTCATATCTAAAAAGTATAGGGCAATAGCACCATCTTCAAACATTGCTTTAATATTCCAAATTTTTGAACCACATACACAAACATGTGTTGGTGTTCCACGTAAATCAACCATGTTTATCCTTATGGGTTACCCAATAATATTTGCATGTTGAGCAGCAAGGAGTATTGTATGGACTAATAGTTGCATATTTAAATTTTGCATAGTACATTGGATCTTTATTAAATAAATTTGCTCTATGAGTTGTAATTATACGCATTGCAGACAAATCATCAAAAAACCATTTAGGCGCTTTATAATTCCAAGTATGTCCAACTTTTTTAACTAAATTATTAATATTTTCTTCATTTTTATCTGTTTTAATCCCACGATTTTTAGCCTCTTTAATCATATATGTTAAATACGTCAATAAAGATCCTTCATGATTTTTCCACATTAATACTGCTGGGTGATTTCGCCAACCACCAGTTGGAGATTGTCCAGATAAAACATTTAATATTTGATAACCCTCTAATATTTGTTTATTTAATCTTTTAGAATCTAACATTTGTGCAGCCCAGGCAAAATTGGTAGATGGTAAAAATGTTTGCATTATTTTATGGCCTTTCTGGTTAACAATACAATTGCTCCATTTTCTTCTAGCGCTTTTTTAACCTTCATCATATATTGTGCTGCTTCTATTTTATCATCATGACCCAATTTTGTAAAGGCCTTTTCATCAGCACGAACCACTAAAAAATGTTCATTATCTATAATTTCAACCTGAAAATTTTGCGGTGGCCTAATAGACCTAAACGCCATACGCATTTGATTTGTATACATTATTTACTTTCAAGAGTTAATGCTTGCCAATGAGTGGACCAAGAGTCTTTAGTTTTATGGCTATTAAACTCTCTTGAAGGTTCTCCTTCTTCTAGATATATTCCGCCCCACAGCCCATATTCTTTTCCTGACACTCCAACAGCAAAGCATGTTTTTAAAACTGGACAGTTTAAACAAAATTGATCCATATTGTTTTTAAAATCTACACTACCCTCTTCATATTTTTCAAAAAACATAGATGTATCATAATTTATACACAACCCCTTATCTTTCCATTTATGATTTTTAGTCATCAAAAGATTTTCCTTTTACATCTATACCCACTGGATCTATCTTATCAAAATCTGGTAGGCCCTCCCACAATTGAACTGAATCCTCATATGTCCATTGTTTTTGTTCAGAATCAGTATTGGATAATTTTACGTCAAAGGTGTACCAAGATGGCATTGTATATCTAACTCCATCCTTTACTCTTTCTACTGTGTGTTTGTATGAGTTATTACCTGGAAACATAATCATACTTCCTGCTTTAGGCTTTATAACTAAATCATAATCTGGAAAAGTAATTTCTCCGCCAACGTAATTATCGTTGGGATACATTAAAACTGAAACATTATATTTATAAAAATCTGCAGAAATTGCAGGATTTCCGTCTGGCTTTTCACAATCACAATGCAACTTAGAATTCATTCCAGGAATCCATTTAACAAAATGAGTAGAGTTAACTGCTTGTCTAACAACAGGTATTTCATATTTTTCTGTAAATAGTTTATAGGCTTCTTTGTAAATTTTATTTTCATATTTATCTAACAAAATACCTACTTCTTGATTTTCTTTTTTTACTTGCTCTTCTCTTAAATCTTTTCCTCCCATAAATTCATCATTATCTTTATATGTATTTAAATAATTAATTATGGTATGTATGTCTTCTTGATTAATAAAATCTTCTATATAGTTAATATTATTTTTATTTGATCCAAGTTTGTTAAAATATTTTTTATATGGCTCATAATTTATCATTTTTTATCTCCATAACTATTTGGCAAGTACCATCCTTTTTCTGTTAAAGGATATATTTTATCAATTCCCCATTTACCATTTACAAAAGATCCATATTTGCTTTGAAAGCCATTAGGAGTTTCATGTCTAGAAACTATATTCCAGCCACTCCATCTTAAATCTTTAAAGTTTTTAACAATTTTTTCTGCTTGCTCTAGTTTAGTTATTAACATTGCTCTCCTTTAGTATTGGAATATTCCTAGTTCAACATTTTCTGTTTTTGCAATTTTTGCCAAAACAGACAACTGCTGTTTAGGCTTACTAAAAAATGCAAAATAGTTTATATAAGAAATGTATTCTTTTACCCAATCGTCTACAGCCTTATATGTTTTTATTTTTTTCCCTCTACCCTTCATACCTTTTTCTGATAGATTACAAAATTCCATTGCAAAACGATGAATGTTGCTTTCTTTTGATCCAACAGAGTACATAATAAATTCTTTATCTTCTGAATTCATTGAAGAAAGCATAACACCCATTGCACGTAAAAAAACGGCATAGTCGTTAAACTCATTAGTCCCCTGAACTACTACCATCATTTTCTTCATTACTCCTTAAATCATCTAAAATTTGCATTAATCTATCTATGTCCTCTTGGTTCATATTTGTTGTATCAACTGGAATGGCAAGGCTTTGATCTATCTCTCCATCTTCCGTCACTACCGTTTGATAAAAAGTATTGTTTTGTACCCAATACGCCCTATCACCAACAACTACAACTTTAATTTGATTGGCCTTATATTTTTGTCTTGACTGCTGAGAGGGATGAACTCTTCTTTTTTTAGCAATTAAAACTTTAATAAAGTCATCATTTGTTGGTAAAAAATTTTGTATTAATTCGTGTATAGTGGTTTGTCTTGCTTTTACAGAATAAAAACCCTTTCTACTTTTTTTAACTAACATTTTAGTTTTTACCAATATATATATTATAGACAAAATAGTCCATATTGTCAAGGCCAGTGGCCAATATTCTCTTACTATGTTCATAAATTTTCTTCCTCATCTGTAAAGGATATTGATACCGCACATCTTGGCTCTAAAGTTTCTACACTATGCTCTAAGTTTTTAGGGATAAATATCATATCTCCAGATTTTAAAGTATATTGTTTTTCATTATCCTTATAGTAAATTGTCCACAATGTTGATCCTTCAAGTTGAATAAAAAATCCATCTACTGGGTCATGATGTTTTATGGGAAGAAAAGATTCTGGGGGTGGTGCAAATTCTGGTTTTTTGTTTGGATTGCAATCAATAAAATAGTCTTTAAAGTTATTAAAAGCATTATTATTAATATTAATATCGTTTTTTGGAATTGGGTGTATAATTGACAATGCAGATATTTTTTCTCCAGGGTGGAGTAGGGACACTTTTTTAATTAAATCTTTATATATATCGGTATACTCTTCAGAATTATCAATTGTACACACCCAATGTGAATTAAAGTTAATTGAATTCTGGCTGTGTGCTGTTTTAAATAAATTAAATATATTTTCCCAATTTAAAACATTAGAAGTAAAACCCTCAACAACAAAAACCTTTTGATTGTTTTTAGAAAATAAAATATCTTTTTTAGTAATCATTTTAACCTACTTTTCTTATTATTTTTAAGAAAAATGTCTTTATAATATATATTTTTACCCATGACATTAGAATAATTTTCATATGGTACGACAGTAGGATCTATCCACCAGTCTTCAAAAGGACCATTAAATTCTTCAACATTTTCAATAACTAAAACATAGCCATGTGATTTTAATATTTGTTGTGATTCTTTTTGAATATTTATATGCAAATCATCTCCATGCCATAAGTTATGTTCATATGTTATCACAGAAAACCTATATTCGTCAAGTGGTAAATTTCGTAAAGCATGTAGGGTGTTATAGGCTGGGTGCAAATCCATTTGTAAATAATCTATTTGTTTAGGAACATTATTTTCTTTAAAATATTTTTTATAATCAAAAGATATTGCGTTTGTATTTATTACTGGATTTTTTCTTATAGACGAATATTGAATTGCTAAATTTTTTTCAATTTCAAAACCTATTCCTTTCCAATTATAAATAGTTTCAAGCAAATAGGTATTATTTTCTTTAATTGGCCAAGCAGAACCTAGTTCTAAATAAAACCCATTTCTTTTTTCTTTTAATACATTTAAAACAAAAGATTCTTGATAATCAACACTATTGCTGTTTTTAATTAATTTCATTTTTTTTAAAATTAATTTATTTTATCTAAAAATATCTATTAAACGAGTAGAATTATTTATTTTTTTACCAAAATCTGAAAACAGCGATTTATCTTTTTCTGCATTGACAATTCTACGTGACCAAGAAAATCCTGCGTCTCCGCCCCATGCTAACCACATTATGTAGCCGTTAGAAGGATTTGCTTGATTTCCCCAATCCTTACCTTTTTTATCTACTTCGTGACGTGAAAAGTATGAGTACATTCTTTTAACAGTGCTAAGAGAAAGTGTTTCTCCTCTTGCTAATTGTCCTGCACGAGTCCAACCTACTGCTGTGCCAGCACCCTTTGCCTTACCCTGTTCTTTAAATTTAATTGCTTTACGTGCTGCTGCTCTTGCTCCTGCTGGAGGAGAATATCCTTCTGCTTTTGAGATATCATCTGTTTCATATACAACAGTATCATCATCTTCCCAAAGATCATCTGCTTTTTCAGCAGGAACACAGTTAGGAACCATCTTTCCATTTGCCCCTGGCTTCATTCCACGCTGAACATATCCATCCCAACATGGTGCTTTCTTTTCAATGTTTTCTTCTGGACAACAACCATCAACCTTATCCATATCTTCTAGTTCTGGTTCTTGTGGTAATGGTTCAATTTGAATCATTAAA